TACGTAATTCAAAATAATTCCGAGGTGGAACAAATTCTAAATCAAATACATTCTCTCTCATTTCAAAGTCATCCCATAAATGCTTTAATTTGAGATGTGTGATGAACGCTTCTTTCAGCCCCGATGCAAACTGTTGTTGGAGCCTAACAATAAAATTAGCAAACTTTAATTCCTCTCTTAAAACAGTTGCATCGGCACTGTATTGAGAGGTTTCAGTTTCGACTCTATTAGTAGGCACCTTAAGAGCCTTATATAACTTTTTAACAAAATAGTTTAAGTCATCTAACTCACCCAAATTTGCACCACCGGGGAGCGTTTTAACTTCCGTACCAGTACTACCTTCTCTTTTTGGAAACCAATAAGCATCCAAAATGGATTGCGGGTTAAATGAATCTACTCTCTTGTTCTCATCTAAACTAAATGTTTTCTTGCTCCAATAATTTTGCATTAAGCGGCGCATATACCCTTCAGCTTTAGGAGTACTCATATTACCGACGTCAACATTAAATACTAGACGCTCTGGAGCTCTCACTAATCGATATATAATAATCGAATCTTCAATTAAAGATAACTGTCTATAAGCTCTTCGGGCGTTCTCAATAAACGGAATCCTAAATGATTTATTTTCATTCCACGTACCAGAATTTATATAAGTAATCTGATTCTTTTCCATTGGAATAAAATCTTTATCTTTCAAAGTAGAAAACTGTTCTTCTGCTTCCTTATGATGTTTTGCCTTTCTAAGTAAATACGCCTTAATCATCATATTTTGAAAGTTGTCATAGACAGGGTCTATAGCTTGTGTTGGAACATTTATAACACCTAAGATGCCTTCCTTAACATGCTTCTCGTGAATTATGTTTTCAAAATATAACTCACCATCTACTAATAATGATCGTACATATTCCCAGCCGCGCTCTTTAATGTCAAACAAATTAATAAACTTACCAAACTCGTCATTCAACTGGCGCTTAACTAACGGATCAAAGTCTACTACATCTCTTAATTCTAAATTAATTATATTACCATGTTCATCTTCATTAAGAAAATCATCGCAAATTTCATCTAATGCATCTGCTACCTCAGCAAATTGAGCCATTACTCTATAATCCCTAAGACGTCTATACTTATCAACATCAAGCGAGGCATACATTAACTCCGTGTATGCCTTATCCGCTAAAAAGGAGCCTACAGGATGATTAGCTTCTGGTGTCTTAGGAGCAATAATAGAATGCTGTGCTAATAACTCTTTGCGTAAAGATCCTGCTTTATAAAAATCTTTAAACTTAGGGTTCTCTTCAGTTACATCATCTATAATATCACCCGGTGTTCGATAGGGTAAATTATTTTGAATAAATTTTTGTAACCCTCTTCCAAATGTGCCTTTTTTTCCGTCGTCCATTGTAATATTATTTATGCATAGCTGTTAAGTGTCAAACCGTCCAGTAGCAGGAGAATTAGTAGAACCGGCTTGCCAATACAATTTACCGGCTATCATTGCTGTTACTGCAGATTGCCGAGAGTCTACAACTTTCATGTCATAGTTTTTATATCCTATATCTAAATCTTCACCTCTATATGCAGATAAATTAAACATAGATGCTACATTATCTATTCTATTTGCTTTCGCGACATTCCCTGATCCCGAAGCCGCAAATAGAATCCCAATAACTTTCCATGCGGATAAAGTAGGATTACCTTCATTAAATAAAGCATATACAAAACTACCAGAATCACCACCGGTTGCTGCAATTACGCCTCCGCTTAAATATATTGATTCAACAAATCCAATACTACCTAAATTATCTCCATAATTAACATTATGAGCTCCCGTAACATCGTAAGCACTCAACCAACAAGTAGACGTACCATATAGTTTACTACCAGGCCAGCCTACAGGACCATTTGTTCTTCCTGATCTAAAAACAGGAGCATATTCATTACCTCCACCTGCCGCTAAACTGTTTATTTCATCTGTAGTTGCAAAATCCATTGCAGAAAGTCCTTGGTAGGTACCAACCATGTCTTCATCTTGTCTTGCAAGTAAATACTGCTTCCAACTTTCAGTTGTACTAAACAGATCTGATACTGTAGTGTCTAATGCAAAAATTGCTACGTCTAGTTTATTATTAGTAGATGTAAAAGGATAAGCTCGTTTTGTTGTACCTACCTTTAAAAGATCTAATTGTGTTTTTGGTTGGGAAAGTGGAGGATTGTTGCTACCATTACCCTCATCGCCAGATGATCTTTGATAAACTGAGTATCTTGTTTCATTTAAAGCTGTAGAAGTAGTTTCAATAGATGAAAGTATTGACCAATAAGTTAAACCATATTGATTACAATACGCAGACGTAGGTAATGTATCTCCTCGTACTTGATGACCACCTAGAACGTGATTATTACTAACACCTACTACAGTATTATCATCCAAATCTATACACAAGCCACCCAAAGTACCTATTGGCATTGACCAACCCGGGCTCGGATATACACTCCCGTCACCGTACCCGTCGTTTGGAAAAGAGCTACATGATAGACCACCTTTTAAGGGTCTATGTTCAACTCGATGACCACTACATGGCATTACCCAGGAAGATTCATCATCTATGTCAAATACAGTCTCATGACATTGAGCGATAGGTATATTATCAGTATCAGCTACTTGAACATCTGTTTTTACCGGTTCGCTTAAACCAGGTATAATAATACTTTCTGGGAATACATCATTACTATCAATTTGATCTAAAGGTAATTTCTCTTTTGTTAATAATGTAATAGCTACATCACCTGTGTCTTGACCGTTTGTTATCTTATGACGAAAGCCTACAGATTTCCAAGTTGAGTTAGAATTAAACAAATTATTAATTTCATCTTGTATAAGTCGAAATTCTTGTGGACTATAATTACTCATAACTTACATATATTTGATTTGAATGATCTGTGACAGACTGAGTTGTAAATTTAATATTTGTAGACCAAATAGCGAAACCAGCTGCATTAATTGGTATTACATTTATAACACCATAACCAGAAGTACCAAACGTACTTATCGTTGGAAACGTAACAGTCATACTGTTGTAATTATTTAATGTATAAGTTCCGGAGCTTGTTCCAGAAGTTATAAAAAATCCAGTCAATGGCGGCTCAATTGTCGCACCTCCAGATAAATAGGAAAGAGCCGATACTGCAGTTAAGGCATGAGTCCCTGCTTGAAGCAATCCAGCTAAATCTTCATTACCAAATGTACTTAACATTACTCCTTGTATAGAGTCAAAATTATATCCTTCGAATGTTCTAGAGCCAGAAAACCCACAAGTAAGAGTTGTATATGTATTACCAGCGGTAAACTCTGGTTTACCATATAGTACTCTATTATCAAAGTTACCGCTAAATGCTGTAACTTCAGTTAATATAGAATCATATTTTATAAATTTACTCATAATTAAATGCACTTACTGGTACGAAATCTTGATCAATAGTAAAGATATTCTTAACATCTTCAGTGCTACCTTTAAACAACCATCCTTTCATAAGAAAATTTGTGTTAGTAATAACTCTAGCAGGTTGAGCACCGGACACCTCGATAGGATATTCCAAAGTTAAATTACCGTCCCATAATACTTCAGTCCTAATCTCCAAATCGTTTGCTAAATTTTGTGATGATGGTACCTTCCAGCTTATAATAATATATGGATTATTATATGGTACAAAATTACTTAAAATTTGATCCATGTCAGTCTGAAATTTTGTCATTATAGACATTGATACACCTATATTAACTGGTATAGGTGTCTTTAAATGATCTGAATCAATAGAACCAGCACTAACACTAGGAGATTTACTATAATAGAATCCTGGTATCTTATTAAACACTCTGTCTTGATCACGAGAAATAGAGGTATAATGTACTGCAATTGTTGGGAGCTTTAAAGTTTGAGCTTTATTAACTATATCTTGAAGCGCTCTCTCTTTAGGACCATAATAGAATCCAATCTTTAACTGATCAACAACGGCCTTACTCTTATTATATCTATTAATGACAATACTATTAAAGGCAGTAATAAACTGCCGTATCATATCTTTTAGCTCAAAACCATAATATTGGTTTTTCATTATAAATACTTATTAAATAAACCGGTCTAAAAAATACTCTGGTAACAGAGTTCTGTATTCCGGTAATAACTTTCTTATGCCTCCTGCGTCAATAACATATGTAGTACTGTAATCATTTTCATCTCTAGTACACCTACCACACTGCTGAATAAACGTAGTAAACATTTTATTTGTATACCATTTAAAATCGTTTTTGGACATCTCTTTTACTCTTACATCTCCTAAGTCAGGCCATGGACATTTAATAATAATACAAAACCGTGAAGCATCTCCTTTTAAATCGACTCCAAAATTTAATGACGGGCTCGCTAAAACAGTAGGCTTAGAACTGGCAGAGTGCTCTGTTAATATGTCTACATTATCTTTATCACCTTTTATGCGGTATAATACTCTATCACTTTTTAATTGATCTTTTAACTTCAATGTTAAAACATTTGACTGAGTATGAATCAACCCCTTTACATCCTTATGTTCTTCTAAAATTTCCTCTACGCACTTAATTACCTTAGGAAAATATCTATCAATATTCTTTTTTGAGAGTTGAAACGTACCAAATATAATCGGAGAAAGAACTGGATCAAATGATGAGGGTAAGTCTATATATTTAAAATCTTGTTCTTCTACTCCAAGAGTTCTCATGACACGCCTATAGTCAACAAACGTAGCAGACATAAAGAGTACCTTGTCGGCATATTTAAATAAGTGTTGCGCTAACACATCAATCTTTTTAGGTATTAATTGTATATATTTTTTATTATGATTAAAAGCTTTATTAATAATATATTCAGATTGTTGCCAGGTATCAATAACAAGAGACAGATCTCCCTTTAAATCAGCAATAAATTTAAATTCTTTCTTTACCGCATCGCTAATTGTTTCAGAGTGCTTTTCAAACATTCGAAGCAACTCAACATATCTCCCTTCTAATTCACTTTGTAATTTAATTAAATTATTATGAAACCGATTCCTGTTAGATGAATACAACAAACTAAAACTATACTTGTTTAGCTTATTCAATTCAATACTACAACTAAACCGACTAACTATTATATTTTCTAATTCAGAAGCCTCGTCACATACAATGAGCTGTCTGTATTTTAAATGATCCGGTTTGTGAAAAAAGCTCGAATAACTCTCTACGCTTATCTTTGCAGTAATAGATTTATTTTTAGCTTCATAATAATCACATCTATTACAGTCCCAGCATTCCTTTTTTAATTTAGAACTAAAAGTACATGGTGCGGCGTCGGCAAAACTTCTCTCATCTAAATTACAAATATACGAACTCTTACCTTTAAGGGTTTTTATATCTTCAAAATCTCTAGTATACTGATCCTGTAGTGCCTTTGTGGTTGTTAATATCGATGTACCATAATTTTTATTTACAAAATCATCTGCATATTCATAAACTAATTTACCGTTATCTCGAGATGTCTCAAATGCTCTATAATCGGAGACAATCTTTGATAACCTAGATGGTAATTTCTGTAATCCGTTTGCTATTGTTTTTGCAATGAAACTCTTTCCACAGCCTGTCGGGCCTTGCATAACAACAAACCTATTATCCTTAAACGCATCAAGTATATTAGGTATAGCGTACTGTTGACTCGAAGACGGAGTATATCCTTTCGGGAAGTTCTTAAGACCCATTCGTATATTATAATACTTCTATAGAGAGAAGCAAGTCATGATATTTGTTGCGTTGATTTTTAATTAACCGATTAACCCGCGCCTTCCATATAATATCATCCTGATGTATGTGTTGTAGAGTATAATCGAAATAAATGAAGTTCTTATCAGTAATAATATTAAAAGGATATAATAGCTCTACTTTTTTATTATTACTAAATAATAATTTAATATTAAAATCCTTTATATCATATAACAGAATTTGTCCAGTACCGAGAGTACGTTTTTTAGATGTAATCTTAACAGTAGAAAGTAACAGCTTTTTTAATATATTATCAACACCGTCGTATGTCATGTATTCATAAATCCCATCTTCTCACTAGCAGACATTGGAGAAATTTTCTCATTTAAATATGTCCAAAATGTCTCGTCAGATTCTAAAGTACTAATTAAATCTACTGAGTCGCAATTTATAGTCCTATACCCTTGCATTAAAATATCCCAAACTACAATTAAATTTTCTTGATTAGGATTGTAGCTAGGAGCCTGACGTGGTGGGTCATAATTTAAAACAGTACGACCTTCCACGGAATTTAAAAGCTGTGCGTTATTAGTACATAACATTCGTCTAGTCGTCGGCCGGCCAGGTTTAGGATTCCGTCTTACGAACTTTACCTCACATACCTTGTCTAATAATATGGCTTTAAGATTAGCTAGACTTGTTATCATCGTCTTCTAGGTCTTGACAAATTCCAAAAAAGCGCTGTTCATTTAGAAAGAGACAATCTCTAAGAGACTGATCATAACCAACTACTCGTAGATTGTCAACCTTAATACCTTTATCATCTGGAAAGCAAACTACATCTCCAGGTGTAGTAAATTTACAATGCGGGCCGACTAATATAACTCTTGCTAGACGCCATGTACGTTTAACCTGAGACAGTGGAATGTGTATGCCGTTCCGTATAACAGACCGACCATCATTTGATAAGTCTACATATTGTGCTAAAACAATATCGTCCATAACTTTGCTCAATTTATATCCTTGAAGACTAAATGTATCAGTCTCTTGATACGTCTCTAGGTCAATTAAGCTGCGCTTAGCATCATGATCAAAAGCCTCTCGTTCACTATCAGTCAGATCTAACTTATTTAACTCCGTTTCGTATTCTTTCTTTAACTGTTTCTCACTCATACTTTTTAATATTTATCTTAAATGTTTCTGAATACAAATCCACCTCACGTCGGGACAATTCATACCGTTTACAGACCCTTTCATATATCTTTTTATCCTTTTTTATTTTTTTAGTATAATTAATATATTTTCTTTTTGTCTTTGGAATTAAAGCATGTAAAAAATTATAATGATCAACATTTATACTAAAAACTGATCCATACATATTAACACTATTGTTTATTACTGAGACAAATCGAGCATTAGCAAATGTCACGTACCTGTTCACTATGTATGGAGAATATATTTGTGCAGATGTGGCATCTATATCAATTTTATCCTTCTCGAACAAAATATTAGTTACAAAATCAAAAAAGTTGTTTGCTTGTTTCATAATACAGACAGTCTAAGATCTATTACCAGGTTTGAGTGAACTTTTTGAAAAAAAATTTGGATCGCGTATACAACCTCAAAAAATTCAATTCTAAAAATGCAAAATAGCAAAATCTCCCAGTTTTTGCAAAAAAAATTTGGACATAGTACCAAGACTCATACGGTTAATTTGGTTGTCGCGATAAACGCGTCATCCGTCATGGAATAGTACAAATCCACCACGATTTTCATGAATTCCTCCACTTGATTGTCGGTTAAATTAGTGGAAAACGCAAAAGACGGTGCCTTTCGACCAGCAATTACATTAATTGCAGTGTGACCGATAGCGACATTGTCTTTTGAATAGGTTATACTCACACTGCACTTACCTTTTGGTTGAATAATACCATGTTGCTCGAATTCTTTATGTACAATTAAGTCATCACCATCAACTTCAATAGGAGTCTTTAAATATTTCGTTGACAACAGGTTCGCAATTTGTGTATTGAATAATCTTTGAAAGAAGACAGCACCCATAGGGCATAAATTAGGAAGCTCCCAGCAAAAATTGACAGCATCGTCAGAATAAATAAAATCATTATTAAGAAGGTCTTCATTATCAATCATCCCATCCGCTTCTACCTTCATTGGTGCTCGAAACGCAACAATATTTCCAATCGGGAGAGTCTTTTTCCGAAAATATTTATAAGCAAACCGGTGGTGAATTAAATCTCCATCATACAGATCGATATCTTTTAAAATCATAT